AATCCGAGTTGAGGGTGCTGGAGCGCGCCGATGCGTTGCGACCCTTGGCCATCCGCCTCGCTTCGCCAGCTATTTCCGATGAGCATAAATTCAAGAACCTTCCGCAGCGCCGAGGCAAACCCGTGGGGTCAATATCTATAAAATGGCGGACAGCGCTCGCCAATGTGTATGGTTCCAGGTTTAATCTCCATATGCTGATACAGGCAGCAATCTCGGTTGGTATATCCGCTAACGCTACCAGCGCCAGCGAACGCCTGCGATATTTTCAGCAGCACAACATCGTATCTGTAGCTAGTGACCCTTACGGCTATCAAGTCACCGAAGAAGCCTACAACCGTTTTGATCTTGCCAAAATGGTTGAGACCCCAAGGGTGTAGACAATGACCATTGAACTCCCGCGCCGCCAGTTCCTCCGCGTTCTCACCGGGCTAATCGCCGCGCCGGCCGTCATCAAGGCCGACGCACTGATGAGAATCGTGGCGCCAAAACCGTTGTTGACGTTCGACGCGCTCGGATATCAATACGAAAGATACGTGACTTGGTTCCGCATTATGCCTCCGGTTCCAGAAAATTGCCCGTTGGTGATGCGAATCACCGATATCGACACAAGCGGCTACACGGGCGACGGCGACATTTTCAAATTATTGACTGCCTCCGCCCATGAGCGCGCCGAGGGCAGTGTTGCCGCCGGGAATCTTTAGCCGATAGTCGTCAATGGCCTTTTGATGAGATACTTTGTGCTTACACACGCGCCAGTAGATTGTCCTTTCAGGAATTCCTAAGAGAGCGCACGCGTCTCTTACGCTCATTTTTGCACCATCAACGTCTACGATCCTTGTGTTTCGACAGTTTTTCATCTGCTGGGTGCGTGTAGCCCAAACACAATTACCAATCTCGTAACCCTTATTATTATCAACTCGCTCCAATTCCAATTCTTTACTAGGCTTTTTCCCCATATCGTTAAAGAAATTCTCAAATGACGATTTCCATCTATCGCAAACCTCGATACCGCGAGCGCCGTAATGTTTATACACTTGTGATTTAGGGTTGCAGCACCTTTGAATCATACTTGCCCAAGAATTATATTCAGATGTTCTTAATTGTCTTGATGATTGACCATGAGTGGTTATCGCCGACGTTGTTCCTTCTACTTTTTTACATCCGCATGATTTTACAAACAATTTTTCTATATGATCAACCCTTATCAATTTTTCACGACCACACACGCATCTAGTTAAATAATGAAGCCTCCCGTTAAATCTCCAGGGGTCGGCTAAAATCTCTAAGTAACCGCTTTTCGCGCCTATGGGTAACATGTCAATCTCCGCCAAGACGCGGATAATTTCATGTTATTTGTTTATTGTCAACGATTATTGGCCTTGGCCTTGTCCAGTAATGGCGGACAAAGCGCTCCCTGGCGCCAATGACGTATCGGCAAGGGTCTTCGCGGCATCGACGCCGGCCATCGCGGCTTGCGGGGCCGCAGCCGCGTGCATCGCCTGAGTCCTGATCGCGTCGTGCTGCTGGACTTCTCCGTCGCTGAAAAACAGGTCGGGCGGAAATTCATTGATGTCGGCGTAATGTCTATAAGCTTTGTCGAGATTCAAAGTCCTGAGCGGATCTGGGAGGCCACCCGCTTTTGCCGCGCTCGAAAGCACGCCACCGGTCTGAAACACATCCTTCATCGAGACTGACTGCGAGGCGCGCTGCGCCAGCCGCAGGATCGACGTGAAGTTGATCTTGAGCGGCACGCCCGACAGCGAGGCCGGCGGCGGCGAGAACATCCGGCGGCGCACGCCGATCGCGAACGTGCGCTGAATGATGTCGCTCAGCGCCTTTTCATTCAGGGTGATGACCGGCCCGAGTTCCTGCAAGCGCTCGAGGTCGCGCTTCGATAGTTCGAGTTCGTTGCGCGGCTGGACGCCCTCCATTTTGGAGATCGCCATGAATAGGTCGACGTACAGGCATTTTTCGATGCGCGCGTTGACCTGGGCGATGTCGGCGGTGATGGCGGGCAGCCATTGCGGGTTCGGTTCGAACAGCGGCCAGAAGCCCTTCTTGTTACCGGACGTGTCGATATAGGTGACGTTGCCTTCGATGATCGAGGCGGGTTCATTCTTCAGCGCCGGGTCGGCGCCCATCGGCGGGCGGACGCCCTTGCCGATGAATTCGGCCTTGCGCATCGTTTCTAGCTGCACCTGCTTGTTGTCGCCGAGGCAGTCTTCGCACGGCCCATGCCCATAGGGGTCATTCGATACCTGCGACCACATGAACACGGCTTGCGGCTTTTCCTTGAAGCCGCGCACGCTCAGTGGCTTCATCGTCTTCTGACCGCGCAGCCAGTAGACCTCGCGCCAAGGGAAACTCGACGGGACCATGCGCAAGCCACCGTCCTGCGTCTTGGGGTCCGAGATTTCGTAGTTCGGCTCAATCGCGTGGCCGATCTTCGTTTCCTGCTGGGATGCGCTGCCGCCCTCGCGCCATGCATTGACGACGCTCTCGGGACAGTTCTCGATCTTGAAACCGTCGACGATCTGGACGGTATTGTACGTGAACTCGCGATAAAATCGGTTGTTTTCGAGGTTGGCGCCCACGTCGAGAAAATACTCGCCCGCGCACGGCAGATAGAAGCGAGCGCCGGTTTCCTCGTCCTCATAGGTCAAAACTGGCGCGGTGCCGAAAACGATCTCATCTTTGAACGCCTGTGCCATGATCGTATAGAAATTCGATCCGGCAAACATCGTGTAGAGGCGTTCGGTCGTGTCGGTCAGCCATGCTTGCGCATCGGCGTCCGCCTTGATCCACGGCAACGCGATCGCCAGTTTGAACCACGGGCGCGACGGCGATGTCAGGCCGGTCCACATGCCTCCGGCGCACGTTCGCACCGCCTGAAGGCCGGTCGAATCCTTGATCTGGTCATTGACCGGCAAACCGCGATCGTAGCGGTTCGGCGTGATGAACCACTTGTGGCGGCGAGGCATGAAGAAGCGCGCGAGTTGCTCCCAGAAAGCCCACCAGGTCCAACGCCAGCCGTACATCGACTGCATCGTGCGTTCGAAATGGCTGTAGTATGAGTCCCACGCGGGCGTCGACTTGGAGTCCGGCTTGCGTGTGACGGGCTGTGCCGCCAGCAGCGACACGCTCATATCGTCGAGCGGGCCATGGTCGAAGCTGGACGGGGACTCGTGCTTCATGGCAGCGACCGCCTCATTCCGAGAGCGCGAAGTTGCCGCCGAGGAGTCGGCGGCTGTCCCTTGCGCTCAGCAATTGCCGCTTTTGTCCAGCGACGGACGCGACCCTTGCGTTCCATGCGCATGAGAAACCTGCGGTCTTCTTCAATTCTAAACGCCTCGACCGTGGTAAAAAATAGGTTTGAAGGAAAGCTTGCGGGTTCCGAATATAACGTCCAAATCATTGCCCACTCCCCAAAAATTCCTTAGCCACCGTCGGCGTGGCGGCCCCGCGCGAGGACGACGCGATCGTCCCGCCAAAACCAAGTCCGTTCGCCGATGCGGCGGCGGCGCGCGCCGCGGCGGCGCTGTCTTGCACATTGGCGTTTGCCAACGTCGGAGGGGCGGGCGGAGGCGGCGGAGGGGCGGGCGCTTTCGGTGGGTTCAGAAAGGACATGGGCTCACCACATTTGGTCGGACGGCATTCGTTGCGGCAGGTCTAGGGCACTGAACGGATCATATTCAACGAGGATGCGGCCATTCCGGCGCGTTGGCGGGGCCAAAGTGACTGGCTCGGCAAAGGTAAGCATGGCAGCATCGAAGTCATCTGGCGAGTAGCCGATCTTGGCTTTGATCAAATCCTTCGGTTCCAGCGCCATTTTGTCGCCCTGAAACGAGTACGTGCTTTCAACAAGGGCACGCAACAACCGATGATTTTCTCCGGGAAGCGCCCCCCCTTTTTTGATCCACTGGACGAAGTTCCACGCCATCTCAGTACGTTTATTGACAAATTTCAAGGGATCAGAAGCGCGGGCATTGAACGGAATTCCTATCGGCGCCCGACCCAAAACACGCAATTGATCTTCCCAACCGGTCGCCCACCCACCTGACGCATCAAGAAAAGCAGCGTTGGCGTCCCATGAACCCCAAACACGATTTACCCACGAAGCGCCCTCTATGCTGTCAATGCCCCGGCGATTTTCGAACGGGAACATTTGAATGCCTTGCCGCCTCGCAATAGAGCATGAATCGTCGCCGAAGCGCGCAATGTCTACGCCCATGATTTTCGCGGTGCGCCCGATGTCATGCTCGCGGTAGTAGCGTTTCTGTGCGGCCTCGACCTCGTCCTGGCCAATCAGCGCATCGATCGACGACGACGGAAACTCGCCGAAGATGCCGGTCTTCACCCAGTTGTTGTCGCGGCCGTATTGGCGGATCTGCTCGCGCGCGTATTCGATCGGGATGCGTGGCGATCTCTTGGGGTTGTCGGGATCGCCGGTGATGTTGATGACGTGCCAGATGTCGCGGTTGCGGTCGGCACGGTAGAGCGGCCCAGTGAGCTGCGTCGGATTGCCGGCTTGGACGATGTGACATTCGAGCGTGCCAGCGAACGCGGCCTCGGCGGAGTTCATGACGGCGTCGGTCATACCACCGGATTCGTCGATCAGAAAAAGGACGTAGTCGGCGTGGAAGCCCGCCAGAGCGTTGGCCTGTTCTTCGGTCGAAGCTGATTTCGGCCACGATTTCGCCGACATGAACCATGTTGCAGGGGATTCATTGTGAAAAATGCGCGTTTTGGTCCAAGTAAACATCTGGCTCAAAAGCGGCGACTTCTCACGCCATTTCGCCATTTCCTTCCACAAACCGTCGGAAAGGTTCTGAACTGTGATCGAAATGGCGCCTATGTTGCAATTAGGCCGAGTTATCAGGTAATTCCAGCCAATCCACGCAAGAGTGCTGGTTTTCCCGGGACCCTTCGCGGCAACAAAAGCCAATTTCGGGCACTTCGGGAAGCTTTCGAGTGCTTCCATCTGCCATTCGTCGGGGACGACGTGGAAAAGATCGCGCACCATAATTTCGGGATGCTCGCGCCATTCCTTGATTTTAGGGAGCAGTTTCCGCTGCTCGGCCGAGGTCATGCCCTTGCGCTCCGCCTATGGGTCTGAAGCGCTTACCATTTACGGAATTGGCTTGCAAGTTGGTGCCGACGGGAGGACTCGAACCTCCGGACTCCGGTTTACAAAACCGTTGCTGTACCAGTACAGCTACGTCGGCAAATTTGTGGTCAGGGCGAGAGGAATCGAACCTCCAACCTACGGCTTCCAAGGCCGCCACTCTACCAGATTGAGCTACGCCCTGAATAGATGCTCCGCCGGAATTCAATGCGTGACGAGCGGCCTGTCGCCATCGTCGGCAACCAACGGCTGACTCTTCGACGCCTCGATCGCCATTTCGACGAATCCCCTCGTTGCCGCGAGCGATACAGGAAGCCAGTCCTGGCAGCGGAACGACGCGACGGCGATGGCCTTCCTGTTCTTGTCGAGCATGAAAAACTTCATCTGCTGACAACCACAGGTGCAACCGAGCAACGCGTAACTTTCGGCCTCGACCATCGAAGTGATATCAAAATCGAGTTGCATCAAGGTCTTAATTGTCATCGCCATCCTCCTTCGCCAGGCCATCGCGCCATCTGAGCGCCAGATCAGTCCATGCTTTTTCGTTACGCTGCTGGAAGTGCGCCTTGAGCATCCATCCGGCGAGGAACGAACCGGCGATAAGGATGGCCGCGAGTAGGAACATCGCACAGACCCTCGGATTGGAGGATACGATAGACCGTGATGCGGGAAATGCCGATGTCTCTGGCTATTTCGATCACCGACCGGCCGTCCGCGTGCATCTCTATCACTCTTTCGCGCTTTTCCATCGAAGTTGGCTTGCGGCCGCGATATTTTCCCTCGATCTGAGCCTTGACGATGCCCTCGCGCTGGCGCTCGAGCATGATTTCTCGCTCAAACTGCGCAAATGACGCTAACATCGATAACATCAGCCGCCCGGTGGCCGATTTCGTGTCGACGACATCACCACCGAGGTTCAAAATTCTCAGCGCAATGCCTCGGCCGTTCAAATCCTCTACAATTTGCAGCAAGCCGACGATCGAACGGGCCAAACGATCCATTTTGGTCACAACGAGGGTGTCACCGGGCTTCAAATCGGCCATGGCGGCGTCGAACTCGGGGCGCTCGCCGACGGAACTGACTTGCTCGTTATAGATCACGTCGCAGCCGATTGCCGTCAAATCGCGAATTTGGGCTTCGAGGCCGGCGTCTTGGAGACACGTACTCGTTCTTGCGTATCCCAAAAGTCTCATCGCCTCTCTCCCCTATTTGTCTGGGCCATACCAAAGAATTGTCTCGGTCGGGCCTTCAATCGGAACTTCGGCACAAGTCAATTTGCCTTCATATTCCATTGGGAGCCCATAGTAATCAAATTCGGTCGTTTCGATAAACTTGATCGCTTCCTCTGCCGTAGGCGCGCGAATAACCCAGTCTGTTGTTTCTCCCCAACGGGTGCCTGTTTCTTCTGGCCAGTTAACTTTGAAAAATGGCATGGCGGTTCCTCCCTATCGAATCCACTCCGACGCTGGAACATGGCGGATAGTGTCTTCTTCGATTCTCACGATGCCAGTCCCGTAGATCATCATATCGATAGATGCCTTACGAGATTCGCGAGCTACGACCCGCATCATCTGGTAATACCATCTCCAGACCGAGCGCCCGAGAGATCGCGGAAAGTCCGTGATGACGATGGCTGGCTGTTGGCGGTTCATCGCCCCTCTCCCTTCTTTTTCGCTACGCCTCGAAACCCGCGCAGACCGCGATAGATCGTCGAGCGTCCGACGCCGAGCGCGAGCGCGACCTGGCGGTAGTTGCCACCGAGTTCTTCGACGGCCAGCCGCGCGTGCTCCTCGATGATTTCGGTCTGCGTGCGCAGAGTTCCATCGGGCCGATAGCGGTCTATGGTCTGGATTGGCGACATGACGCTTTATGGGACAATCGAACAGGCATGTCAATCAAAAATTGGGGCGTATCGCATTCCATGAGTAATTTCCGACCCTATGCGAATTTCACCGCAGCGCGTCAACTCTTCGCGTTCTCAATCCCAGAGAGGCGACAATGAGCAAAACGGCGAAAGTCATGGAAATCGAGCGCGAGCTGGTCAACGCGCTGCAAGACAGCCCCTACCACAAGTTGCTCGTCATGCAGATGGCGGCGATTGCGCGAACGGCTATCCAAGACGCAAAAGCGAGTTGGAAGCGGCATGACAAAACGCCGAGCCACGAACAGATACCGGATATGTTCGTTCGTGGCTGAGGGTTCCGAGCGGCCCGGCGAAGCTATCTCGGAGGACTGGCCGGTCTACGGGAAACGCAACGTCGCGTCCGCTCGGAAACCCAAAAATTCCACAACTCGCGGATTTGCGCAAGGGTCAAATCGGATTGCCGTCGCTGTCACGTAAAGTGCTGACTTCGAAGACGCCGAAAAGAGCCGTGGTGATGATGTTGCCGACACGATAACCAGCGCCGTAAACTACGCACTTTGCCGTATCGGTCGTCACTTGCACCCAAGGCTTGCCGCGCCCTGTCTGCACGAGGTCCGTGTACGCCTCGAACATGTTACCCTCGTCGTCAAACCCAGCGATTAAATCCGCGCCCAAGTCGACAATCAGGATATGGCTACATCCCCCCTTCAGTAACCTCCCCGTCCAGACCTTGATCGGCGCAGGCGCGGCCACGGGCTCATCGACGGCCTTTTGCGCCATCGTCGCGGCGATCTTCTCGACCGAGCGCGCAATCCGCCCCACGTCGCGATGAAACTGAGCCACCCCGTCCGCACGTTCGC